AACCATGAATAGTTCCTGATCGTACCAATGCCTCACACTCCTCTTTCGTTGCATGAGGCGGAATCGGTTGAAGTGTGTCTTTAAATACGCCATGACGTAATATACGACAATTAAACTCGGTATCGCGAATAACAAACGGTTCTTTACAGTGAAGACATGTGAAAACGTGATCCATTTCGATAAGTATTGTATTGTATTGTAGTATTGTATATTTATACCACAATAAAATATTTATACCAATTCACCAATCACCGAAATCGCTTCATCTCCGATCTCGAACCGTTGGCCAATGACCCGAATGCGAATCTCTTCTTCTTCTTGAAGACGCGTAAAATCAGCACGATCGTAGTGATGATCTCGCGCAATAAAAACGACAACAGGTGATTTCGGTTCGTTTATTGTAGCGCGAATACCTGCAAGACTGATATTCTTGATCACGCACGAAAACACCACACCTTCCACGAGAGAACACGCAAGACATTCATACACGACATCAAAAATTGCATGTTTACCGTATAAATAACCGTTGGAGTACGACAGGATTTTTACACTACCCGGACGGATGAATCCTTCGGCCATACACTTTCCTTCTACGATTTTCGAGAGAATATGCTCCAAGGTATCTTTTACATTCTGCCCGATGATTCGAAATGGTACTTGTATTTTTCGTGTAAGAAGAATTGTTGTATAAATACCTAACTTCGGTTTTGCTTGGACGCCACCGCCGCCACCGCCACCGCCGCCGCCAGCCACTGTCGCTCCTGTTGTACTTACCGGTACGGATCCTGACTTTGCATATTTTGAAATGGAAGCAATATTCATTGTATATAGCTATTATACTATTATACTTTATTTCTCCATATACAATTTCTCGATATTACATAATATTGTTTCACATGGCGTGAAAAACCATTTACGTCCATTCACGCGATTATAATGAAATGTCCGGAGCAGAAACTCTTGAAATACACATAACTCACGCTGTGTTCGTAATTTCGTATTTTCAATCGTGAGTTTATATTCATCACCGGTTGTAGCCTGATTCATCGAGAGAATTGTATTGATTGTTGATATGGTTTCTGTTTTTCCAGACTGGTCACAACGTGCGCCTTTGTCGCGTTTCTTTGACATAACCTTTACCTTGAATGTCAGGTATTGGTCTTTGAAAAAGGAGATGAAACCAATTACCATATTCATATTCTGGATGTGCTTTGTCTGAAGTTCGCCTAAAAGTAGTTCATAATCCATTTCGTCTTGTGGTTCTGCAAGTTGCCATTCTCTCGTTTCATATCGCAATACAACCAGAGCATATTTTGGTTCTTTTGGATCATACTTCGAACCTTTTTTTTCATGAAATAATAGCAATCCTTGATCTCGTGGAAGAGAAGCCGATGCGGAAACGGTGGCCGCAGCTGCGGATGCTCGTCGCCCAACCAATACACGAGTTATCATTTGTTGCGAGTAATAATTCAGGATCATTCTCTCGAATGGTGTAAGTGGTTGGATCATCGAAACTACACCGCCACCGCCACCGCCACTACCGCTCACTGCAATCGTCATCGAATAATTATTCTTTTGATACAAATAATTCAATAACGTAACACTATCTTCAAAATTCTGTAGATGTTCAACCAGATTTGCAATAACAAGCTCAAGCATCTGGTCTTTCGTAATTTGAAACTCGTCAGTTCGAGAGATTTGGTCAATTACCTTGCCACAATAATAATACCATTCATCTTGATCTTTTGTTGGTTTTTCATATATCGTTTGACATGTTTCAAATGTATTTGCAAGTGTGGTAACTATATCTTCAGCATTGTTACCGGATTCCGGTTCTAATCCAGATTCCGACCCTGACTCAGATCCAGAATCGGCGGCACCAGCACCGGCGGCACCAGCAGCCTCGACGTCTTCACTTCTCTCGGATTCTCCTGTCGCCGTCGCCGTCGCAGTCGCAATCATCTTTTTCACTTTATTAGCAACCTTCTTATTTGACTTCGATGATGATAGCGCATTCGAACCAGGTAGTCCAACTCCAAGATAATCTTCTGTAATGTCTCCTGGAAGAGGATATTCTACGGCCTGATGTTTATAAGGAACTGGCGTGCTTCGTTCATGAATACTAATCCGTTTATCTGTGATCTCGATGGGTTGAAACATGTAATAATCACCCACATTAATAACTCTACCCAGACGGCCATATTTATCATTCACGTATTCATTCGGATCACTTACCATTTGCGTTAATGCAAGATTGATTTGTGCAACCGGGTACTGACGAATCGCGTTTACGTGTGCAATAATACCATTTGGGCCCGTTTTTTTGTAAAAAAACCCTTCCTTGTATAAATCGCGAATCTTATGAATAATCTTGTCCAAATTCATCGACATAAACTTTTCATTGAATGTATCTAAGCGAACATCACCTCCGCGGCGCCCCCTTTCATCGTGACTATCGTCGTCGTTGCTGTCGCTGTCATCTCCCAAACCATACAATTCGGTTTGTTCTTGTATTGGCAACCCATTCGAAAATGTCGGACGACATGTATACTCACAACGTTCCATATAATCGCACAGTGCGGAGTACGGACGTGCGCCAACTTGATAATCAATTTGTTTACGTGACGAGAGATTCTGCTTGACTACTTGATTTAGTTGTGCGGCTGTTTGTGAATTATGCTGTATATTCAAGAGACAATCCACCGCAGATGTTCGTAATACACGAGATACGACGCCTATCTTTACTGCTTTAAATTCCGAGAGACGGTACAGATATAAATCAATTGCCTCGATTTCAGGGTTTGTAAGCTGTGTTCCGTATAAATACAATTCCACGTTTCGATGTGAATAAGGCAGACGTTTATGGCTACAATTTCGAATCGCGCGACCGATGATTTGTTCCAGGAGATTCATATTGTACCACGGCTCCAATATGTGCACTTGGCGAATGTTTTTGAAGTCGAGACCTTCACTGCCTGCGACGGAAATAATAACGACTTTCACATTTTCACCATGCGTATTGTCATCGTTTGTAAGTGCCTTCAGTTCATAGAGATTATCTGGTGAAATTGTTGGGTCACCTGTAATCACGGAATACCTTGCAGGTCGAAAGGGTTGATTCGGAAATTGCGCCTGATGTTGACGTTGTGAAAGCATCGTAATTGCGTCGATACTCGGGGTAGGTTTATTTCGAAATAGCGATGAATTCCCGCCCGCAGCACTATATCTGGTGAAACCGAGTTCTTCTAATGCAAGTGCAATCGGAACAACGCCTCCGTCGATATATTGACTGTACGCAAGGACAATACCGTCACTCTTTATGATTGTGTCGCATATATTTTTGATTTTTGCAGAGTAACGCCCGATATTTTCTGGCGCGAAGATGCGCGATGATGCCTTTGTCGTTGATTCGCCACGAGGTAATTTAAATGAACGTATAAATTCTGGCCGATATTCGAAATTAAGACGCATTGGCGGGTTACCGGCTTCTTCATACGACATAATATGACGCAAACCTTCTTTACCAATACATGCCGCAATATCGAACTCGTCATTTGGATTATTCATATACTCAATGAGTGAAGGATGTGGGTAAACAATATTCAATGCTTCAAGTGGACGCTGGACAGCAGCATAACCTATGGTGTCCATATTTTCAAAGGAAGGAAAGTCGGTTGATTCTACAACAGTGGTTTCATCGATCTCATCTGCGGCAGCAGCAGCAGCAGCGGCAACGGCGGCGACCGCTTTCTTTTTACCTTTGCCTTTTCCAGTTCCAGAGGCTTCTGATTCAGCGACAGCGGCGGCAGCCGCCTTTTTCCTACGCACCATCGCAGTCTTTTTATAAATATACATCGCCTTCATGTCGTTAATAATAAACCGGTATGCTTCTTCTTGTATATCTCCGACTTGAGTCATATATACGTCAATATGCTCGATCGGTTGATCGATATGACGCCCGTTCAGTTGCGTTCGTGGATAACCCACTACAGCCTCGCCACCGGCAGCACCGTCCGCTCTGCCACTTGTCCGCATAAGAAGTGAATGACCTGGTGAGTGTTCTCTCGGAAATATCCGATATGGGAATGTATACGGATTCTCACCGCGAACAAAAGAAACATATCCGGTGGCCTTTCGAATAAGAAGGTCTTTCCCAATCTCTCGACCATCCGCATCCAAACGAAAGTTTCCTCGCTCATCAAATACATCCGCAATATCAATTGTGGCACGACGATCGTTCAAGTTCATCAAGTTTATCAACCATACGATCTCTTTATAACTATTGTACATCGGTGTTCCCGACAATAACAAAAGGCGCACATTGTTTACTTTTTGAACAATCTGGAACAATATCTTCGCCACACGTTTATCACGATTATCGTCCGTGATACGGATATTATGAACTTCATCGATAATAATCAACGTATTCGCGAACAATTTACGCAACTTTGTAACGGAAAGTGTTTCGATAGCAAGTGTCTCCATATCAGCCGCTTTGGCAAGATCTGCCGCGGATTTACGGCCTTTTTTCGGGACTGACACACCAGCACCAGCACCAGCCTTGCGTCGGACTTCCTGTATGACTGCGTCATCTTGAGAAATACCAGAACTTGATGCCTGTGTTCGCGCGTAATTTGCGAATTCATTATATCCAAAAAACAAGTAGTGTGACGAAATCAAGCGTCGAATCTGTTTGATGATCTTATCACGCGTGAGCCCCTTCATATTCATCGGATTTATTTCCTTGATGAATTTATTTCCAGTACATGCTCGAATATTCCAAACACCCGGCTCAATCTCTCGGAGTTCTCGTTCGTCGAAGAGCTGTAGCCGGAAATTCTCTTGAACATTTGGCGACGCAATCACGATGATCTGCTGATTGATTCCCATTTGTTTCATATAATCGCGCATTTCTTCCGCAACACTAATTGCCGAGCACGTCTTTCCAGTTCCGAGACCATGGTATAACAACAAGCTATTATAAGGTGTCTCAACCGACAGAAAGTTACGCACGAACTGCTGATTCGGAGCAAGTTCGATCTGCGCATTACACAGTATTTCAGCCTCTTCTTCCACGTTTTTTGTATTATCGACATCCATCTTGGTATCAAAAAACTCTTTTCGAAGGGCTATTTTGGTATTAAAATTAGGGTCATTTAGGGTGGGGTAGAGTCCAGCGCCTTCTTCCTCACTGTCACTACCGGGTAATATTCCGATATCATGTATTGTCATCTCTCGTTCTAACAGTTCCTTTTTCAGTAATAACTTGTTGAACTCTTTACTAAATGGGTTATTGATTTCTTCGGGTCGAAGGCGTTTACGACCATCTTCCAAGTCTTTTTTCATTCGCTCGATTGTGTCTTTCGAGGTGGTGGGGGGGGCAACGATACCTCCTGCAGCGACACTACCTTTTTTTGGCATAGGTTTTATTTTACGTAGTACTTTTTTACTATCAGTAGGAACCTGTTCCGCCGGTCCTGGCATCACAGAAAGAGTCGCGGCGGCAACCGATGCCACCGACAATTCCATCGGCACATTTTCTTCGTCTTCATTGATACTTGGACTACCAACACCCGATCCCGATCCTGATCCTGATCCTGATGATGGTGGTGATGGTGAAGGTGAAGGTGATGGCAACGATTTCGATGGATTAACGGATCGAACCCTTAACCCTGATAGATGAGTTGGAACGAATAATGGGTCATTGCCATCATCACGTTCTTCGATACCCTGATTTTCCATTTTTATTATTGAATCAGTTATCCTTTATATAACTATACGAAATAAAAAGGATATATTTTCAAAATATTCTATAGCGGGACAATATGTTATTGATCTTATGAACAATACGGATTTTTTCTAAATTATAAGGTCGTATTGACGCAATACATTCGTCAAAAGACATCCATTTCATAAGACCAACTTCCATAATGTCATGTGCCTTGTTAGGCTTCTTATCTAAATCAACCATCGCCAGAAAATATTTTTGTTTATAACATTTCATATCAGATCCCATGAATATTTCTTCGAATGGTGCGATATTTTGGATAACATTTTCCGTAGTGATATCATACCCGGTCTCTTCCAAGCACTCTCTCAATGCACATGGTAGGTCCTTTTCGTTGTAGTTCCGTCGTCCTTTCGGAAACCCCCATTCCGTCTCCATCCAACGTGTCGTAGACTCATCGATGAATTGTTGGAGTGTTTTAATACGACCATCCTTCGTACGAATTCCACCGAGAACTTGACGGTATTTTTCAAAAGAGATATGTTCTTCATTTTTATATTGACAACCGCGAGTATACTCTCCCCATAACAAGCGCCATAACTGTTCAAATGTAAGACGCATAAGGTTTGATTTTTCAACCATTGTCATTTCATCGATGATGCGCTGGATATACGCTTCATCATTCAACGAATACTTGCCACGGATAAAATCCACGAATCCAAATGAATCTCGACGGCGGATCATAAGAAATTCTGGCCCGGTTTCACCACATCGGAACGCGACAACGCCAATACTTGTAATCGGTGCGCGACAATTATTGTAGACATGATTATTCCGATTACAGTTATTACAGAAATATTTGTTTGCTTCATTACCTTCTCCACCACCACTGCCACCACCGCCACCACCGCCGCCGCCGCTTCTGCCTCCCGCACTCACCCCCCCGCCTACCTGCTTATTTTGCCGTAACTGGATTATTTCCGAATAAGATAATGCTGATTTAGGGTTGTTTATTTTTTTTGCGGTTGTTTGTTGTTGATGAACTACCGGTACCGGATAACTTACTTGATCCTGTGCCATTTCAAAATCTTTGTCCATTTCGCTTATCGTATTTCTGTTATTGTTTTTATGTCATTTCATAGTAAGCAATAACAATGCTGAAACTTGATGCGAAAATATGGGGTCCGCATTTTTGGTTTGTTTTAATGACTGCAGCCGTGAATTACCCAGATCACGTCAACGATATTGTGCGTAAAAAATATTATGACTTCATCCAGAATTTTTCGATGCTTATTCCTGATCCAGAAATGTCGGCAGAATTCGATCGAATGATCTCCAAGTATCCGGTCCGACCTTATTTGGACAGTCGCGAATCATTTATTCGATGGATACATTTTATCCATAATCGATACAATGTGATTTTGATGAAGGATGAACTCCCTTTACATGATGCACTCGAGAGATATTATCTTCATTACCGACCGAAACCGATTCAAATCATGGAAGAACTGAAGTATCGAGAGAAATTGGTGTACTTATTGTTGATGGTTGGGTTAGGGTATGCCGCCTACTATTACCATAATAGGTAATTTATTCCCTGCTATATATAACCAATACACGCGCAGGTACTATAAATGATAAAGACAGAATATATTGTGTTTATTATTACAGCTATTCTGATTGCAAACACATACTATGATGGCCAATTGATCAAGTTATTTCAAAGCAACCAAAAATGGATAAAAATGGCAACATTTGGATTTATTGGGTTGTCGCTTTTTATGTTCTTGCGACGTAATCCTGAAAACTCTAGGCAATTGTTATATCATGCCAACGATATTATTAAGTACATGCCGATAAGTAAGGGGACAGCAGATATGATAACTCCGTTTTTCGATATGACAGGGGGTCAGCCACCCAACAACGGCGGCGCGATGGGCGGCGCGATGGGCGGTGCGATGGGCGGTGCGATGATGAGCGCGATGGGGGTCAATAAAGCACCACATGTCGCACAGCCGTCGTTAGGGGGCGGAACACACGGAGGAATGAGTGCAGCTGAAAGACGCGTCCTTAACTCTGGCAAAGGATCAAGTAAACGCAGTGTAAGCGAAACCAAGAAGAAATATGTTGCAGCACAACAAGGATGGAAATGCGGTGACTGTCAGCGTCAATTACCCGCATGGTTTGAGGTGGATCATGTGATAGCTTTAGAACATGGCGGATCTAACCATGTAGATAATTTAGTGGCATTATGCCGGGATTGTCATGGAAAAAAAACAGCAATGTCGTTCTTATAATTCCGAAGATGGACATACAGCGTACTCTTATTCGCATTATTATATCTTATAATTATAACTGGGTATAGTTGTTATTATAAATGGATGTTTCAACTCCATCATCCGTATCAAAATTAATAGATTTATTACCATTAATTATTATTTCAGTAATAGTTTTGGTTGGATTTTTTACATGGGAAATCTTCACCAAACATATTGAAACATTTATATTATTGATAACAAGTGTTCTATTTGCAATATGGTTATATTCCGGCGATATTTATTCTTATTTGGGTTGGAAAAAAGCTCACGGAACAGGCAATGACCCATTTTTTCCAAAACCAGCAGGAGATACCAAACCCGAACTATCAAAGTTGATCATTGCAAGTATTATTGGTGTTGTTGTATTGGTATTGGGTATCGGTTTAATTCTGGGTTTAACCAGTTATACAATAATCGGTCAGAGTATATCTACTAAAACAGACGTATTAAAAGTTACTGGATACGTATTACTTGGTGTCAGTGGTATTATACTCATATCTTTAATATGGAAGGCATTTAAAGGAGATGCGGCATCATCCGATAGTCCATTCTCTACAATGGGTAAACTATTTGGAGGGTTTATATCCGCCGTAATAGGTATTTATTTTGTAGTTCGATCAGCTAATACAGAAACAGAGAACGTAAATGATTCATTATCAGTTGCAAATGCGGTATTAAATACAGGTTTAGTATTACAAGTTATCGCCCTGTTGGCTTCTTTGTATATGATGTATCGATACAATTTTTTTCATCCTGAAGAAGATACAAATGTGGTTATTGCCTACCTTGGTAGATTTGCTCCATTCGTATTGCTATTTGTGATAGGACTGATTTTCATCGCAATTTATAAAAAATGGATTGGAAGCGGGGACTACGAAAACAATATGGTTGTCGCCCATGGAATAGTATATATGACCCTTGCAGGAATTGCCTTGTTAATCGCATTAGGTAAGATTAGTACATTTAATATATTCAAAATGTCAGGCTTGATAACAACATTTGGAATTATTGGAGTCATTATTTGGAATTTTGTGAGTTTAAACGCGAATTCCAATTTCAATTTAACGGAAGATGACGAAAATAACGGAAATGCTTATTATCAACAAGTAAAAGATGAAGTTACAAAGGAATTACAAGAATCCGGTAATCCTCAAGATGTCACACCGAAAAGAATTAAGGATGAAATGAAAATACGGATAGATAAACTCAACTCAAGTAATGAAACAGCTATCAAGAGCGTAAATAATATATTGCTCCTTTTTGCATTGTTCATTACAATAGGTATCTGGATACTTTACACTGCAAAAATGAAAATTGTAGAATGTATGAGATTACCTGTCAAAATAAAGGATATTTTTCTGGGAGAGTGTAGTGACGAAAATCAATATGTAAAAAATGCGAAATTGGATAGTAAATTGAATAACAATCCTGCAAATATCGAGAAAATGAACTCGGATGACTGGGCAAATATTCTGGAAACGAATGATGATGGAGAAGAGGCCGATCCTGTCAATTTCAGTAGATTCGCGGTAAAACTTGCGAAATTGTCGCGTTGGATTCCATTTCTGACAATCATTCTTGTTATCACGTGCATATCTATCGTGTTTACAAAAGTAACCACATCGGAAGCAACGATGGAATGGATTGCAAAGTCGTTTCGCGGAGATATGTTTCCGAAAGTAAAAGAGTTGCTTGATACATTTTTTATTGTATTTATTGTGGGTCTCTTTCTTTGCGCCATATTGGTATTACCCATGGTTCGTGAACAAAGTGTCGGCGGATTAGATGTAATGACGAAATTTGTTGATTCGATTCAGGTATGGCAGTATAAAGATCGAGAGGAAACGAATTGGAAGAATTACCTTTCAGCGTTTGTGGGTTGTATAGTAGTACTTATAGTTGGTTTGTCTCCTATATGGTACGATATTTCCAAAGACTACGATACTAACGAAAGGGCTAAACAATACTGGGCGTATCTTGTATTTATTTGCATTCTTGCGTTATGTTGTTTCGCCACATTTTTTCATATTCCAGGAGGAGTTCCTCATGAAGAATTTGAGAAGGATAATGCTATAATTCGTGTATTACGACTTTTATTCACGTCTGTTTATTTGGTTCCATTATTTTTGGTATCCATATTCAAACTTGTAATATACTTGTTTCCGCTTTTCATTGGAAAGCTCTTTAATAAAACTGAATGGGAAGAGAATTTCAGAAATGAAATGTCAAAATGGAACTTTACAAAATGGAAGGCTGCCAGTACTGGTGATGAAAGCCAAGATCGAGGAACGGATCTTCGTTTGTTTGGTCTTGGTAATATTTTATTACCGAAGGATGTAGTTCCGAATAAAAAAACACAAGATGCTAATGTGGGAAATCCAGCCAGCGAAGAATTAGACCCGGCCAATGCTGCGTTGCTCGCGGCCGAAGGACGTCTCCCATTCGATGACCCACAACAGTCCGCCCCATCACCCCCATCAGAATCAAAATCAGAGTCCGTCGATCAAACAAAGGTAAATGCCGTCGGAAAGCTCATTAAAGTTATTTTTATCGTCATCACATTTGTCGTTATGATTTTGATACTTATTTATACGGTATACAAATTTAGTTCAGAGAATAAAACACCTGCAGATGAAACAACCAGTTTTACGGATGACTTTTCCACGCCAAAAGCATACGCAATATACACGTTTATTGCAATCATTGGTATTGCCGGTCTGGTTGCCTATCTCCGAGAGAAATTCAAGACGGTAAACTCAAAGACACCCGAAGATTATATATTCAATGACCTAAAACCGGAAGACTCAAATAGTCCAATGCGACAACTTACGTTCGGAATGACCCACATCATTTATATTGTATTGATGGTGATCGTATGGATATACGATAAAGAAAAGGATGAGAAAGATAAAGATAAGGATGATAAAGATGCCAAATATCATATGTCAGTGACTGGAATGACGGTTTTAGGAATCTTAATATTATTCTTTCATTACATCTTAGAATTCATAGATAATAAGTTACCATCTACACCAGGTGACTCCGAAGATAAAAAACCGCAACTTGCACCAGTAACAAATCTTTTATTTAATATACGTTTTATCGTGAATACCGTATTTTTAATTGTATTATGTATTCTTGCGTATTACAAACAACATGGAGCCATGATCGCGGTCATCGTGATTATGTTCATCTTCCATCTTACAAAATCGATTCTCGGCGTGAAACTATTGAAATTCTTATGGGCATGTATTATTTATATTCCATGTCTCTTCTTAGATCTCATCCAAGGGTTTCAAGGTACCGTAGGCGATACAAGTAGTACAATCTGGATTATCGTGGCCATTGAAATACTGCTTATCGCCATCTTATATGGTGGACCTTACTTGCTCAATTATATCGGTGCTTCATCGTCACAAATGGTCAAAACTCCTATATCTATCAACAAGAAGTACGATACAAATCTCACCACGCAAAGTAAGGAGATTTTCATTTACCACCACACAGGTATTGACCGTACGAAAGAAGACAATGACGCGAATTGTCCCGCAGAAGAGAAAAAGAGATACAATTATGCTATTTCTGGGTGGTTTTTCTTGAACAATAATATCACAAGCAAATCAAGTGATTTAGAAATATTCAATTTCGGAGATGTTCCAAAAATGACATATAACGCATCCAAAAATGAACTGAAGCTTTACTGTAACACACTCAGTACATCTAATATTATGTCGAAGACCGAAGAAATCTATAATTCAAGAACCAATTATAATGCGGTGGTTATAGCAGAAGGATCTTCCCAAGAAAAGAAACGAAAGGTGCAAATGGCATTAGAAGGTGAAGAGTTAGACTCGGACATACCTCTTCAGAGATGGAACTATTTTGTCATAAATTATGATGGAAAAAATATGGACTTCTTCCTCAATAATAAATTGATATTTGAGAGCAAATTCATTATGCCGGATATCCAATACAAACCCATAACAATTGGTGATACATCTGATGGCACTGGATTAAACGGGCGTATTTGTAATTTCTCGTTCCACAAATTTCCGCTTACAAAAGAACAGATACGTTGGACCTATAACATGTTGAAATCACAAAACCCTCCGATGATTGGAGGATATACTACTGTGGAAGATGAAGTGAAGTCAACTGGTACAACAACGATATATTCGCGATAGACGTAACCACTTGAGGTATTATTATATCTATAATATTTATACGAATAATTATTATATATAAATGAATTCTAAACTCGTTCTCGCAGTCATCGTAATTCTTCTATTGTTATATGTCATTTTTAAGGCATTAACAACTACGTATACAAGTTTAGGAACCATGCAAAAATGGGGCAATGCGACTACATTACAAGGGTCCAATTTACCAAGTAGTTTTGTCGCAAATAGTGCAATCTCGATTTGGTTTTACATTAAGAAGTGGGTCGACGGAACCAGGGTCATCGAATTCTCTAAGACCACAAGTGATAAATTATTTCTAATCAAGTTCAAAGATGGCACGAATACGATTCAAATCTTCCCACGATCTGGAACTTCTGTAACTGATATGGATTGTGACATATCGGAATTTCCTCTTCAAAAGTGGGTGAACCTCATTGTTAGTTTCAACGGTACTGCGATGGATGTATACGTTGATGGTAAGTTAGTGAAATCATGTGTTGTAAAACAAGGATCAAGATTAAACGAAACAACTACTATCATTTTAGGCGATAGTAACCGAATAAACGATGATGTCGGGTTTATCACAAATGTTAAGTTGAAGTCCGAGTCGATCGCACCTCAAGAAGCGTGGGATATTTACTCACAAGGTTTCGGTGGCAGCCCTTGGAGCGATCTTCTCAATAAATATAAGGTAAAGTTAAGCTTCATTGTAGATAACCAAGAACAGGCAAGCGTTAGTACATAATGAAATGAAATGAAATGAAATGAAATGAATTGAACAATCTATTTATGATCCATGAATATATTGTTTTTTTATTCGTTATATATAGTAATATAAAACAAGGTTTATAAATTAATATGAGTGAAAGTAGCGGTGCTGACGCCAGTGCCGGTGGTGGCGGTGGTGCCGGTGGTGGCGGTGGCGGCGGTTTTTTAAGCGGTATAACTTCCAGTTTTTCAAAACCAAGCGACGCAGGTCTTTCTTCATCGGGGGGCGGTGGGTTCGGATTAAAAGAATTCATGGAATCAAATAGTCTTGTGGCAAAATTCGCCTTTATTTTGATGGTATTTATCGTATTATCGATTGCAATTAAATTGGCGATCATTGGCGTATCTTATCTCTTGCTTCCGTCCTTGTCGCCATTTGTATTAGACGGTACATATAATACTGTAAGTGGCCAAAAAATCATCATACAGGACCCAGCAAAAAAGGAGTCTATTTTCATTTCTCGGTCAATGAATGAAGATGGCGGTTTAGAATATACATGGTCCACGTGGTTTTTTATTAATGATATCCCAACGAATGAAACATACTCTAGAATATTTAGCAAAGGTGGGCAAGGAACCAAGTCAAGTACGGATGGGTTATATTACCCGAACAATGCACCAGGGTTATATATTAAAGTTTCAAATGATATTACGGTTACGAACCCGGATAGAAAAGATAAAGGTCTTAATATTGCGCTATTAGCCGTCGTTGATGTTAGCGGTAAAAATAGCAGTTCTGATAAGAGGAATAATTTACATGAAAAACTTATTACAACTGATATTCCTATGAAGAAATGGGTGAATGCTGTTATCCGTGTTACAAATAACGTGATTGATTTATATATCAATGGTCGTCTTGCCCAACGTCGCAAAACAGTTGGTATACCACTTCAAAATTACGGAAACGTCTATATTGGTGAATCGAAATCCGGTGATCAATTTAGAGGTCTTATTTCTACTATTCAGTATTTCAATTATTCAATCGGATCGAATAAAATCAAGAGCATTCTGGATGAAGGCCCGAATATGAAGATGATTACGAACTCCGGAGAAGAGGTATCCAGTGCAAAGAATCTGGACTATCTTTCGAATAATTGGTATATGAGATAATATTTTTTTACATTTACATATCAGCAGTACTCCAGATATACGTGTAAAAATATATAATAAATGACAGAGCCGAGATGGACACCCCAATTGATACAAAACACTACTCTTGTTAATGGACAAACTGTGTATGGTGATGTATATATTGATACCGGTCAAGCAAACGTGAATGTCAACGACAACGTATACTCGTTAGATTATACGACCACGTTTACAATGCAAGAAGGTACGTTCACATTTCCTTCACTTGATGCAGTAGAAGGTCAAGAACCTGGTGAAAAAGATGTGCCAATTCAACTTGTAAATATGCGCAAAACGCTTATCGGTGTAATACCTTTGATCAATATGGGTTCCTCAAATCCGTATACAAAAATCACATACTCATTTCCAACAAACAATTATGCGATATCCGTTGTAAGTTTTGACCGCAATTATAGCATAAATCCACAACAGTCAAGTACTCCTGATAATTCCAGGGAAGAAAATTATGACATAGAATTATCGAAAACGCTTCTGGAATACAGCAATGCGCTTGTCATAAATGGTGTATATAATGCAACGAATGGGTTCGTTTATGGACAAAATGAGCAGACCTACCAAATGGAAATAAAACAGGCAAAATACATTGAGAATCAAGTTGAGATATATAACGAAAAAAAGATTCTTGTCCCGATTAAGATAATAAAGGCGGTATCGTCATTATCGATAAAAGAATTTTCAGGTGTTACACGATATACGATACCAAATGCAGATACAAATGGGATCATTACACGTGAATATCTTGACGCATCTTTCGAACTTATTTTTTCTGATTTTGCAACAACCACTCGTAAAAATGTGAATGTTGGCACGCCGGACTATGATAATATTATTTATTATTTGAATCTCAGTGATACACGTAATTTTCAGTTTGGCAATGATAATATTACAATTACGAACAATAAAATCACATTCAAAAAGGTTAGCATATTGGCAGATGGAACATATAGCCCAATTCCTATTAAATTTCTTCAAGAAGAAACTGCAATTTATCGACGCTCAACCCAACGAATCGGTGATTCAGATGGATCAATGATCACAATTCGATTAAATATTATCAAATCTACCCCTACATTCGTAGGTCAATCTCCTCCCACAAATACAGTGTCAACTGCCACAGTGTATCGGTTAACTGATTTAAATAAAATGACAACCGAACGATCGTTTATTATTACACCGCCTGTTTCTAATAATAGCGATCCGGATGCAACCTTTATTATAAGTTCGTCTGATAATAGTATATTAAAAATAGATAAAACCGGGACAACTTATACAGCTTTCATTAATGGTCCCGGTGTAGTTACTGTAACGATAACTCAACCATCAACAACAAATTTCAATACAAAATCCGCGAGTTTTGATGTGAATATTTTTAATATAACACCGTCGATTATAAACTGTAATTATAATCTCTTTTATACCAATCCATACAACCGTAATTTTTGGACACGGTTTAAGCCGGAATGTCGTTCTTCTAATTTAGTTAATACGAATACAAATGCACCACTATCAGTGACACAAGTAGACGAAGTCTATGATATGCGACGAAAGGCTGAAATTCTTAAGTATAGCAAAAATGTCGGTGGATTGACGAAGAGTCAGAAATACGCGAAAGCATCACGCGGGGAATTAATGCGAAAAATCGGAAATGAACAAAATTATATAAGTCAGACAATCGGAGGTATAACTACGCTTGTTTGTCCACCGTCTACTTCAAATAGTCGATTATCATGTGGTCTTACGAGTGCATGCGGAGTTCCTGGAAAAGAACGCTTATTGTGTTTGGATCCCTCTATAAATCTATATAACTATAAGCGAACATACCAATATCAGGCGGGTCTTCAGGTACCTACAAATATTCAAGCAACTATTTTAACTGAACCAACGAACTTACGTATCAAAAATTTTGATAATATCAATAACAAAGTTACGCTTGAATGGGATGCTCCTGATTCAAATGGTGGGTTTCCAATTGTTGGTTATGTTATAACGTACTCGGAAGATAATAACAAATGGTTACCTTATAAAAGTGTGTTTCCGTATAAACCAGCAACTGCCGAGGAAGCACGCGCTGCAACATTCAACCAAATATCAGGTGAAATAAATGGAAATACTGTTATATTTGAACGAATACTGAATAATGTTGAGATTCGTGCAAATACGATTTATTATATTTCTGTGTTTTCTGGAAATGAACGCGGATTGTCCAGTGTTCCTGCAACAATTATCGTGAAAACTTCTTCCGTTCCATCTATTATTAGCGATTTCGCCTTTACGAAAACGAGCGATGAACGTGAAAACTTAATGGTGGATTTAAAGTGGTCAGATCCGTTGAATAATGGAACTACAATTGGGTCATTTAATGGGCCACCTATTTATCAATATAATTTGTATTACCGCAAGGTTCCAGCGCTTACATGGATAAAAGATATAATTGATTTAAGTAATGTTATTATTGTTCCAGCTGGTTCACAACAGCGTAGATTTATTTTACGTAACTTAGAAAACCAGAACAAATATGATATCAAAATAGAACCAGTGAATTCGATTGGTGTAGGACCTGAATCGGTTATTATTACGGCGAGAACATTAATGAAACCAAGTGTACCGTTGAATATAGTATTAACCCCAAAATATGGGGTACTATCGAATATATCGCCTACTACTCCAATCAATTATTTTAATATTCGTTGGGATAAACCAGATACTGGAGGTAACCCGATTACGCAGTATAACGTAACTGTTACCGAACCGGCTCCATCGCTCAAACGTACCACTATATCATACGCAATAGTTTCTACAGATAGTCGAACAACTTTCAATTATGATATTGGTATATTAGGGCAGACACTATTGATTCCCGGTTCATATACAGTCGTAATGGAAGCATTCAACGGATATTTAACCAGTAATGAATCTCTTGTGTCAATTGTAACACTTAAGTCGATCACACAAATACCGAGAATTATAAGTATTAAAGGAGAATATAATAAAGAAAACGTGTTATTGAGTGCAGATTTAACCTTTTCTATCAATGACCCGTGGGTCGATGAAAATAAAATAACAACAATCAATGTGCGCGGATTTACTAAAACTCTATATCAGACTACTACAAATAATCAGGGTCAATCTATCGTTGGAACTGGACAACATACGATTACGATTCCACAAAAAGCAAGTGACGGTAGTACTATATTAAATCAGAGTGAAGAATACACCGAAATCACAATTCAATTTGTATTTAGTTTGACTGGTGAAGGTACTGCCAGTCAGCCAACGAGTATTATTCTCTAAGTGTAGGATTTACGCAAATATCTTGCGTTGAAAATACCTGCCCGGACATACATTTATCCCCGGCCTCTACCTTGATACAGCTTCGAAAACCGCGATCTTCACCTATATAACAATACCCAGATTTCCCGGACTGATGTTTTTGAGTAACACTGGTAGTATCATCTGCGCGAGGTGACGGTCCTGAATAGTTTCGATCAGCTTTATCTAAAAATGTATATTTTCCATCATCATTTATGAATCCAGGTTTTTTATCAGAACTGTTTGTCATTCCTGGAGGAACCGGTGGATGGTGAGGTGCCGATGATGTGGCGGACTTTGATTTTGGAACCTTTGGCCCATTATTGTCTTCGCCTTCATCACTGCTGTCGCTGTCGCTGTCGCTGTCGCTGTCGCTGTCGCTGTTTGACGACGCCACCGGTTTATTTGTGATAAGGGATACCACTTCACGCCCTTTTTCCTCCATGCTTTTAAAAAATGATTTGAGTTTATCTCCCACTTCACCCATCCCTAAATGAAAGTCGCTATTCGTGGATAAACTACTCCACATAAACCATAGAATAACAATAATCAAAACCAGTTTTATTAACGTTGCAAACGAGAAGAAACTACTTGCGTCGTCGGAGTCTACATCCAGAGCGCTACTGTCGGTATCGAGAGAAATATCCGGCATTTTAACGTCTTTAAATGTATTCTGGGCTTTTTCAGTGATACTTGATAAAATACCAGCTTTATCCATTTTAGATCTGGATGAGAGCCCACTATTTACATTTTCGTTGCCAGTGGGTGCGCCAATATTTGTGAATTTGAAAGTAGGAAGTGACATTATACTATATATAACATACATTATTCATATGGATTATATTTACGAGGTGGTGGTACTGTCGTATTCTGAGAATCAGTAGGACCGGGTCCTCTTCCTCCTCCCGCCCCATCATCGTTCGTCTTTCTTACGACCGTATTCATTGCATTCAATGTCTCCAGGCGTTTAATTGTACGTTCTAAATCACTATCCCCTTTATATCCTGCCGAAGAGAATAGATAATCCGTATCTGGACTAATCTCGTGTTGTTTGATTTGCTTGTATACAGAATTGATGTTCTCAACTGCCGTCTCGATAACAAGACGATCATTAATCATTTCTATTTTACTATCGTATTCCG